CGCGGCGGGGCAATCAGAGAAAGCGAGAAACTACCATGAAAAGCCTCTACCACTTTGAAAAACTATTCGCCGCCGGGGTAACCCACGACGAAGCACCGGACGTTCTCTCTGACTACATGGAGCGCGGCGCGAAAGCCGCTCTACGCTGGACGAAAGAATATAACATCTACCTTGTAACGCTCCAAGTCAGCGCCTTAAAAGATGTAAACGAAATGCGCGATTTGAGCAACGTTTTCGGGAACGAAGAACTGGAAGATTCAAACGCCTTTATCGACGAAATCGGCGTGAACGGTGTGGCGTTCTCCGAGAACCTAGAAACCTTCATCAGCTGTGAAAATGAGCTGTTAGGCACTTTCGGTCTAGACCGTGATGACGTTGAAAAAATCGTGCACAACTGGGAGCTGAACGCGAATGGCTAGAGTGTACCCAACACGTGAGGAAGCGATTTACGGCGGCATTATCGACCTGCTAGAAACCAGATTCGCAAATGCCGTAGCCGGCTTCGATGTGGAAGCAATAGCCCGGCGGGTACTCCGAAAAGAGCACGGGGGTTACGTAATCGACGAAACCCGATTCTGGGATGTCGCCGCATCAAACGCAATAGTGAACCTGCCACACCTGAGCTAACACCCCATTGAAATTCAACCCTTCAAAGTGCTAAACTTTGAAGGGTTGAGAACTATACGAAAGGGGCTAACCATGCCGAAACAATACTTAGACCTGCGGGCCGCCGAAAAATATCTAGGTATCGCAAAATACACGGGCCGCCAAATCGAACGACGCCACCCGCTCCCAAAACCCGCAATCTACGCCGGGGCAACCCCATGTTGGACGCGCGAACAAATCGACGAATGGTATGCGACCCGGCCAACCCACGGCGGCGACCGCCGTTCACGAAAATTCAAAAAAACCCGAAAGAAAACCAATGGCTAAACTCAAACTCCACAACTACCAGGAAGATGCCGTGAAATTCCTACGCGCCGCCCCCGGCGGGCGCGGCCTCTTCCTAGACATGGGATTAGGCAAGACTGCCATCACCCTATCCGCTCTAACCCCCGCGCACCTGCCGGTGCTAGTAATAGCACCGAAACGCGTAGCGCTCAACGTTTGGGGTGAAGAGGCCGCGAAATGGCGACCCGATTTGAAAGTAGTGCAATGCACCGGCTCACCCCGGGCACGCATCGACGGGCTGGAAACCCTAGACGGTGGTATTTACGTAATCAGTCGTGACGTGCAGGGCGACGCAGAACCATATGCGAAAGCGGGCCGGTTCAACACCCTAATCCTAGACGAGCTGAGCGGGTACAAGTCCAAGACCTCTAAACGGTGGAAGAGCGCCAACCGGATACGGCGCAACATACAACACTGTTGGGGGTTAACAGGCACTCCCACCCCTAACAGCCTTTTAGACTTGTGGGCGCAAGTCGCCCTGTTGGACGGCGGGCGGGCGCTAGGGCGGTCATTGGCCGGGTTCCGTGAACGCTGGTTTGAACCAGAATCGCTAGGGTGGAAAGGACACGTCACCAAATGGCGGGCGCTACCCGGCGCGGACGTGAGAGTTTATGACTTGATTAGCGATTTTTGCTTATCCATGAAAACCGACGGGAAAATAGATTTGCCGCCGGTAGTGGATAACGAAGTAAAAGTGAAGCTACCGCCGAACGCCCGGCGCGCGTATAGTCAAATGCGGAAAGATTTAGTCGTGGAACTAGCACAAGGGCAAGTGCATTCTGCATCTACGGCGGCGGTCATGACAAACAAACTCTCCCAAATCAGCGCCGGGTTTATCTACCCTGACGTGGACGACTACCTGAGCGGGTCTGAGATAACGAAACTACATAACGAAAAGGCTAAGGCCGTCCTAGAAATTTTTGAGGGTACCGGCTCCCCGCTACTGGTTTTTTACCGTTTCAAGGCAGAACTGGAGGAACTGCTAGCGACACTCCCCGCCGGGGTGGTACACACCTCAGACGAAAAGGGCGTTTTCGACGCTTGGAACCGGGGCGAAATCCCCGTATTGGCGGCTCACCCCGCGTCTATTGGTCACGGCCTGAACCTGCAACACGGCGGGCACACTATCGTTTGGACTACCCTACCTTGGAGCACTGAGGAATGGGAACAGGCCAACAAACGCCTATCCAGGCAGGGGCAAAAACACCCCGTCACGATTCACCGCGTCATGGCCGAAGACACGATAGACCATATAATAGAAGCCCGTCTGAGGAACAAAGAGACCGCGCAAGACGCGCTCATGAACTACCTTCAAGACTTTTAGAAAGGCGAAACAATTGGACGTAACACCGACCACAGAGTTTGATTTTGCGACCGCTCCACTACGTAACTCTATACATTGGGAACAGCGCAAAATCACCTGGAACGATTTTGCAGAATACGTGATTAAACCCGCCCGTAAAAAAGAGGCCGGCAACTACATTTTCGGCGAATTGGAGGGTAACAGGCGTAACAAGGGTAGCATTGTCTCAAGGTGCGCCCTCACTCTGGATGTTGATTACCCGGATGAAGGATTCAACCGCCGTATAGAGAATGTTTTTGGCGATACCGCGTACATCCTGCACAGCACTTACAGCTCGACCGTTGAATCACGCCGGTACAGGCTTATCATGCCCCTGTCTGAGAAGGTTGGGCCGTCGAAATACGTTGAGTTGTGCCACGGGGTGATGGAGCTACTTGGTAATAGCTGTTTCGACCCCACAACGGCGCAAGCTGAACGCTACATGTTCTTGCCCGCCACGTCAGACCCTAAGAACTATTCGTGCCTCATCCGTAAGGGGAAGGCGTTAGATATTGATAACGCTCTGCTACAGGCCCCTAGCGCGGGTGTGGTTGAGACCGCTAGGAAGCGTAAAGACCCCAAAACCCTCAGGGGCGTTGCAGGGCTTTTCTGCCAGGCGTACCAAGACTGGGCTGGACTAATCGAAGTGTACGAATTACCCTACACTCAAGTTTCGGCTAACCGCTTCCACCTCAACGGCGCGAAATCGGAGGCCGGTATGGCCCCTATCGCAGAAAACCCTGGATTTGTTTACAGTTACCACGCTAACGACCCCGCCGGGGGTAGGGCCATGAACGCCTTTGACCTTGTAAGGGTTCACAAGTTCGGGCACCTGGATGCAGGCAAGACTAACACCCCCGTGAATCGTTTACCCTCCACACAGGCCATGAACGACCTGGCAGGGGAAGACCCCCGCGTAAAAGCCCTACAGGCCAAAGAAATTCTAGAAAACTTTTCGGACGAAATCGAAGACACCGGTAACACCACCGCATGGGTGGAAAAGCTCACACGCACCAAGGCGGGCCTTGTAGAGGGCACCATCCAGAACCTAGACCTGATTACCGCCAACGACCCAATTTTTAAAGGTATTGTGCTCAATGTTCGTGGTATGACTATGGAGCTTACGCCGGGTAGCTACCCTTGGAGGGATGTTCATGATAACGACACGCAATTGGACGATTACGACTTTTCGTCAATCCTGCTTCACCTGGAACGCACGTACCGGTTACGCATCACCGAGAACCATTTACGGCACGTGCTAAGGGATTTGGTTCAAGAGCGTAAGCATGATTATGTTCTTGAGTACCTTGAGGGCCTAACGTGGGATGGGGTCCCGCGTGTAGAATACGCCCTGCCAGGCGTTGAAGACTCTGAGCACACCCGGCTGGTAGCCCGTAAGGTTCTTGTCGCCGCCGTCGCCCGTACTTTTGAGCCTGGTATTAAGTGGGATAACATGCTCATGATTTACGGGTCTGAGGGTATCGGCAAATCCTGGTGGATTGAAAAAATGTCTCGCGGCTGGTACAACTCCTTGGATGAAATCGGGAACAAGGATACCCTTATGAAAATGGGCAAGTCCTGGATAGTCACCGCTGACGAGGGGCACTCGCTACGGGCGGCTGATTTTAATAAGTTGAAAGAGTTTTTGACACAGCGCAAGGATGAGTACAGGGCACCTTTCGCGGCTACTGTCTCTAGCTACCCGCGCCGGTCTGTGATTTGGGGGACGACGAATGACCCGGCTTTTCTCCGTAGGCAGGATGGCAACCGGCGCTTCCTCATTGTGCACGCTAAGAACAAGGTTGATTTTGAGGCCCTCACGGACGAATATATTAGTCAGGTGTGGGCTGAGGCTGTGCACCTGTGGCGTGAGGGTGAAAATCTGCATTTCACCGCTGAAGAGACTGAACTTTTGAACGCGGCCCGTGCCCCGTATGTGCAGGAAGACCCCTTGACGGGGCTTATCACGAAATATGCGGATACTTTGGTGCCCGCCGGGTGGGATGATATGGAGCTTGAAGAGCGGCTTGAGTGGCGTGCGAATAGCGCGGGTGGCTTCGCCCCGGCGGGTACGGAAACCGTGAACTCTCTGAGCGCATTGCAGGTCTGGTGTGAGGTTATGGGCCGACGTATAGGTGACCATTCGGCCCGTGACATGGCGGATATTCAGCGGGTTCTTAGGACTCTTCCGGGGTGGGTTATGCACCCGGTGCCGCGTGAGACGGCGGCGTATGGCCGTCAGCAGGTGTTTATTCGGGTTGTCGAATCCGACCTCATATAGTGTGACGTTAAACACGCATTTCTGGTTTGCCCCCCCGGCTGGTATGGGTTACAGTAGAACTATCAACGATTTAAGTTGTAGATGCTTGAAAATCGTATAGAGAAGCAGAAAAACAGTTAAAAAGCTAATCGAAAACAACACAGAAAGCAGGTAAAACCATGCGTATTACCATCGAAATTAATACCACCGACGGCCTTGTATCGCCGGTTGAAAACAACATTTTGGCGCACATCGTGAACCAGCTCCACACCGAGAATGCCACCACCCCCGCGCCGGTAGCAGAACCAGAAACCAAAGAAGCCCCTAAGCGCAAGCGCCCAGCACGCGCTAAGAAAGAAGAGCCGAAACATGAAGAAGCAACTACACCGCCTAGCGCACCGTCTGACGGTGAAGGCGCTGGTATGGCTGCTGAAAAACCCGCCACTAAGCGAACCACCACTGCCAAAACGCCCACTCCAGAAACCACTAACGAAACAGTGGATGCGGTAGAGCAGCCGGCAACCCCCGCCAAAGCAGACGCCGAAAAACTCGCACAGGCAACCGCCCTAGCCTCAGAAATGATGCAGAGCGGAAACGTCGTACAGCTCAAAAAGCTGCTGGTTGAGGTTGGCGCTAACCGCGTTAGCAAGATGAACGGCGAACAGGTGAACAAGTTCCTGGAACTCGCAAACGCAGAGAACGAGGAATAAACCAATGCCTGCTAAGCACGCAACGCTAGGGCCTTCCAGCGCGGCGCGGTGGTTAACCTGCACCGCGTCCGTAGAAATGGCCCAAAAAGCCCCGCCGCCCAAAGAATCCGACTTTGCACGTGAAGGCACCATAGCTCACAGCCTAGCAGAGGTAGAAGCCCGCCGGGAATTTAAACTACCCGGGCACGAAACCTACGAGGCAGACCTTGAAAAAGTCTACGGCGAACTGCTAGAACATTTAGGTGGCGACCTAGACGCCACAGAGCGTGAATACGAGGCCATGCAAGATTATGTGGCGTGGTACCTTGACGTTCTCGCAGAGGCCAAAGGCGACACCGGCGCGCTACTGCTGGAACAGCGACTAGCCACAGGTATCAAAGGCTGTTGGGGCACCAGCGACGCCGTAATTATTCGCGGCGACCTGATACACGTAATTGACTTGAAATACGGCCGTGGCGTGGAGGTTAGCCCCGTCGAAAACCCACAATTCATGCTCTACGCATTAGGGGCGCTGCGAGCCTACCGTGACATGCTGGAAGAGACCCGTCGGGTAAAAATGACCGTGTTCCAGCCACGCATCAACAACATAGACACGTGGGAAATCACGGTTGAAGACCTGGAAGCGTGGCGCGATAAGGTAGCACGCCCGGCGGCACTAAAAGCCCTCACCGGCGAAAACACAGAGTTTGCGCCGAGTGAGAGCGCTTGCAAGTTTTGCCCCGCCGCCGGTATCTGCAAACCCCGCGCTGAGTCCATAACCGCCGTAGCCTTCGACGCAGACCCGAACATTATTTCTCTGGAAGACCGCGCCGGGTACCTGGCGCGCCTGGGAGAAATCAAATCATGGGTAAAGCACATGGAAGAAACATCCCTAGAATTGGCTTACGAGCGGGGTGAAACAATCCCCGGCTGGAAGGTAGTGCGTTCAGGTTACCGCCGGGTGATAGCAGACGTGGATGCGGCGTCCGAGCGGCTACAGGCCGCCGGGTACGACGAATCCCAATTCACCACTAGGAAAATGGCCGGTGTAACAGACCTAGATAGGCTGGTTGGTAAGAAGAACCTGCCAGAGGTGCTAGGCGACGCGCTACAGCTCACCGAGGGCCGCCCGTCACTAGTGCCTGAATCCGACCGGCGCAAAGCAATCAGCAAGAAACAGGAAGTAGAAGAGTTATTCACTGATGAAACGTGATGTGACAATTGATTTTGAGGCCCTGGCACGCTGGAAGGCGGTGCACGGAATCCCCTCCAATGAGAATATGTGCGCCATCGCGGGGCTTCAGCCAGACGCGTTAGACCGAATCCGTCAAGGCGGGCGGCTCCTAGCCGAAACCGTAGATGCGTTCTACTCCTACTACGGCATCAGGTTCGCACCAGATGATGAACTGAGCATCTACCAGTACGTGTGAAACCGCACGTCAAACCCAACAATTAACTAGTTAAAACGATAGGAAGTAAATAGAATGGCAAACGCAAGCACCCGTATTACTACCGGCGAGGTACGCCTCTCATTCGCACACCTGTTCGAGCCTTACGCTAACCCTGGTTCCGGTGACGAACCTAAATACTCCGTTACCCTTGTCATTCCGAAATCAGACGCGGCGACAGTGGGAAAGATTCGCAAGGCGCAACAGGCCGCCCTTGAGAAGGGTAAAGACTCCAAGTTTGGGGGTAAAATCCCTAAGGCGTGGAACGACACTCTACGTGACGGTGACGAATCCGACCGGCCCGAATACGAAGGATGCTGGTACATCTCAACACGCGCCGGGGCTAATTACCCACCTATGGTGGTAGACCGCGCACGCAACGAGATTATCGACCCGCGCGAAATCTATTCCGGTGTGTACGCACGCGCCGCTATCGACGCATTCGCGTACAACACTAGCGGAAACCGGGGCGTGAGCTTCCAAATTGTCGCCGTGCAGAAAACCAAGGACGGGGAATCGTTCGCGGGCGGTGCTCCGGCCAAGGCGGATGATTTGTTTGACGATTTGGGGGATACTGAAGAAGAACTGATTTAGTAGACCCGAACGCACGCCACGGGCGTTATCGTGGTAGGTTCCCTGTAGTTCAGAACCGTGTTTGTGTGGTCGAAGCCCCGGCGTGTGGAAAGCGCCGGGGCTTCTTGCGTGTCATAGTTCACAATAAAAATCATGGTTTTGAGTTGCTTCAAGAATACAAACCCTGTACACTTGAATTATCGGGGAAAGGAAGAAAGCCCCGGTAACGAACACCAAAGAGAAAGGAAGTAGTCAAAATGGCTACCTACACCAACCGCAACGAAGCAATCAACCGCGAAATCGTAGAGGCTATCGAAGCCGGGGACGCAAGCGCCGAAAACTACAACATCGACGTAATCGCAGACGCCGTACTGGGGGACTACGAAGACGGGTTTAGCGTCAAGGTAGACGAAGCCGAGTTTTGGAACATCGTAGCCGAAAACGAAATCTAAACCAGGAAAGGTA